GGTCTTCACCCGCATAGATGTATAGACCCAAGCCATGCAGACTTAAAGCCTTTGTCATGCAACGCATGATGGCTGTGTTTACTGCAAAAGCATCGGGAGTTGGGATGGCCTTGTTTCGATAGTCCATAACCGGAAGCTGACAGGTCATTGGCTTATCAAACATGGTAACTGTTACAAAAACCATTGCCGTACCATTGATATCCATGAAACACTTGTCGCCAAACATTTCTATCTTGTAGGAAGCCTTTGGATCGGCTTTGAGGGCTTCTGCCCATGCCCAAGCCCATGATAGGTAGGACAAGCCATTCTTCTTTTCAACGTGATCGTTGACGTTCTTTTTAAGTAACATTTCTATTGACATATTAACTCCTTTGATTTTCATCTAATTCAGCATTGATAATTTCTTTTTGTTGTTCAATATATAAATCCTTGAACTTAGTAAAGTCTGCTTCTTGGCAGCAAACTATTTTATCCCCCTTGATTGTCAGGCAGTAAGGGCAGTAGTGGATGTCTGAGAACTCTTCCACAAAGAATTGAAATAGTGTTTTCATCAGTGGAAACTTTCATAAGCCATTGTCCACAGAACATCACCTGCTAGATCGGTGAGCTTGTTCAACTCATCTTCTGTCAATGGTGTCCCATCTTCATAGCAACCACCTGAAAAGTAGGCATCAGAAAAGTCTGGAAAGTCTCTGCTATCTACTCCATCTATTTCTAGGTCAATGACCTTTTTCCCATTAAGAATCGGCATAGTAACTCCTGTTAAGCGTGGACTACTGTTTGCCCACACCGATAATGTGCCACACAGATTCCTGAATTTACATAGGGGTTTTCCCTAATTTACGCAACTTTTTTCTATGCTAATCTAAAAAGACTTGTCCTATTAATAAATAGCCCTTCCCCCCTCCTCTTCCCTCTTATGACACCTGAACAAATTGAACAAACCTGCGCTGACTTATTGCTTCAGTTCTCTTACAATATGGCTGACGCTTATGTAACCGAACCAGAGGACTATTCTGCCTCTGTAACAGCCCTACTTACTAGGACGCTAGAGATTCATTTAAACCGCCCAATTAACTTAGAGAACCTTTACAAATGACCCAAGAAGCCATCATCAAATGTCTGCAAAATGGATCGTTAACATCCTACGAAATGGAGAACCTAACGGGCATTCAAAGAACTTCCCTTGTTGCTGCTTGTAAGAAACTGATTCGTAAGAAGCAAGCTACTGCTGAAAAGATCAGGATGGGTAGGTGTTGGATAATGAGATACACCCTTGCTGAACACATGATTGAGTCCACAAAAGCCGCCAATGATGAGCCTCTGGACAAGTTCAATCCCTTTGACATTCGTAATGCTCAAGGCATCTTTACTAAGGCTGAGTATGCGGTGATGAACTCTCAGGCTAGAAGATTGCTTGGCAGACAGCCATCAAATGAAATTACCAACAATCAATATATTTGATACAATGTTTTGAAACACGGCTAGGCAGGGAGTAATTATCCTGCCGAAAAGCGCACTCCCCGCCTGCCGCAGTTTCTTTTTGGGAGTTTGCGGAGATGCTTAAATGCACTACTATCAACATCATATTGGTGATTTCATCAAGGACACTTCATTTTTAACCAATGAAGAAATTGGGATTTATCTCAAGTTAATTTGGCTTTACTATGACTCTGAAAAGCCATTGCCAAACAGTTTATTTGAACTTGGAATGAAGACAGGAACTAGAGACAATCAAGAGGTTCTTGAAGGTTTGTTGGGAATGTTTTTTGTTCTTGATGAGCAAAATAAATGTTGGCATCACACTAGATGTGACAAAGAACTTGAACACTACAAACAGCAGTTAACTACTGCCTCTAAGGCTGGAAAAGCATCAGCACTTAAACGAGCGATGAGCAAGAGTCCAACGAGCGTTGAACAGGCGTTAGACGATCGTTCAACAGGGGTTCAACCAACCAATAACCAAGAACCAATAACCAACAACCATAAACCAAAGAGAGAGAACGCAACTAGCGTTGCTTGCCCACCAGATGTTTCTCAACAAATTTGGAATGATTGGGTAGCCTTGCGTAAAAGCAAAAAAGCACCGATTACCCAAACTGTTTTGAATGGTGCTATTGCTGAAGCAAAGATACTTGGTTGGCCTTTAGAGAAGTTTTTGGCTGAATGGTGCAGCCGAGGTAGCCAAGGTTTAAAAGCAGAGTGGATTGTTAAGCCAAACCCTGCTGACAAAGTGAGGCTCACAGTTGCGCCATCAAATGAGCCTGACCCTGCTTTGCTAAAAATAGCAGAGGATGCGAAAAAAGCCGCACCCATTCCGCTGGAAACATTGGCGAAGATGGCTCAAATAAGGGGTAGAGCATGAAAGTAGAAATTGGAAATGCTACGCTTTATCTTGGTGACTGTTTGGAAGTTTTTCCATTGATTGACAAAGTTGATGCCGTCATTACAGACCCTCCATATGGCATTGGACAAGATGGTGGAGCACAGAGAACTAGAGGAAGTAAAAGAACAAATGGCGAAAAAATGGGTTGGGATAATCAAAGACCAAGCAAAGAAATATTTGATGCAATTCAGTCAGCAGGAAATGTACAAATAATTTGGGGTGGAAATTATTTTGCTGATTACTTGCCAGCTTCAATGGGTTGGCTTTATTGGGAAAAGCGAATGGGCGGAGATTTTGCTGATGGAGAGTTGGCCTGGACAAGTCAGCATAAAGCATTGCGTCAATTTAGCCACTTTAAGAAAAATAAAGGTGATGAGCATCCTACTCAAAAACCACTTGAACTAATGCTTTGGTGTATTGACCAATGTAAAAATAAGCCTCAATCAATTCTTGATCCATTTATGGGTAGCGGTACTACTGGTGTCGCTGCAATACAAATGGGAAGAAAATTTATTGGCATTGAGCGAGAACAAAAATACTTTGACATAGCCTGTAAACGCATTGAGCAAGCTGTTGCAACGCCTCAATTGTTTGAGCATGAGCAACCCAAACAAACTCAAGAGGCTATGTTTTGAATTACTTTGAAGCCATGAGACTGCTAGACAGAGTTAAGGAGGGTGTTCCGACACCTTTACGCCTCATAACTGAAGCGTTAATCCTAACTGGCGACTTAGATGAGTAGGGTATACACCTATGGCATACAGTAGAAAGAACATCTCTAATGCAGGAGACAGAGTTATTTTGGAGAAAGCCGAAGCAAGGGAAATATACCGAAGTTGGCAATCTCTGAAAGACAATGATTTTGTTCGTGCCAGGCTTGAGCGTTGCGAAAAGGTCTATGGATCAGGCGCAAGAGATCGGGTCAGGTTTTATATGCGTCAAATGAAAGATGGACAAATTGAATGAACTATTTATCGGTTTGTAGTGGGATAGAGGCAGCAACTGTTGCTTGGCATCCTTTAGGTTGGAATCCTGTTGGCTTCTCAGAGATTGAATCTTTTCCGAGCCAAGTTTTAAAACATCATTACCCAACAGTCCCCAATTTAGGCGACATGACAAAATTTAAGGAGTGGGAAATTGAATCAAATATCGATGTTTTCGTTGGAGGAACACCATGCCAGTCTTTCTCAGTCGCAGGACTCAGAAAAGGATTGGATGACCCTCGTGGTAACCTCATGCTTACCTATCTTGCCATTGCTAAACAACATCGCCCCCGTTGGTTGGTCTGGGAGAATGTCCCCGGCGTTTTGTCCTCCGCTGATGGACGGGACTTTGGTAGCTTCCTCGGAGGGCTGGCAGTCTGCGGGTATGGGTTCGCATACAGGGTGCTTGACGCTCAATACTTCGGAGTGGCCCAAAGACGCAGACGTGTGTTTGTTGTCGGATACCTTGGAGACTGGAGACCTGCCGCAGCGGTTCTTTTTGAGCGCGACAGCTTGCAAGGGAATCCTGCGCCGAGCAGAGAAAAGAGGCAAGCAGTTGCCCAAAGCATTAGATCAAGCTCTGACGGCAGTAGCTGGCCAGCCGACATAAGTAGCACATTGAATGCTTCATTTGGAACAAAACAAGGGTTAGAGAATCAGCATATTAATGCTAATTGCCCAATGTTTGTGCCATCACCAACTTATGGTGGATCAGACGCAAACGTATCAGATACAGTTACAAGTAAATGGGCAAAAGGAAGTGGCGGTCCATCAGGTAGTGAATGTGGTTTATTTGTAGCGCAACCAATTGTTATTGATAGGGCTGCATTCAATCAAGGAGAAAACGCTCAGTATAAATTTAGAGCAGAGGCAAGCGAAACAATGGACTGCTTAGTAGCAAAAGGTCCTCATGCCGTATTGCAACCAATCCCAATTCACGATCAAGCAACCCGTCATGCCGGTAAGAATGGGGATAAAACTATGGGCAAAGGTAATGGTCTTGGCATAGGCCGACCTGGTGATCCAATGAACACATTGACCAAAGGTGACCACCATGCTGTGGCTTACAACATTGCCCCAGGCAAGGGCAAGTTAAAAGATGACATCCATGTCACAGATGCTCACATTGCTAAAACAATAGATGCGTCAGGTAGTAACCCTGCCATGCATCAGGGCGGTGCAGCTATTGTTCAACCTGTAGGCGTTGATATTTTTAATGCCGCATTTACTGGCGAAGTATCTGTGCCATTAACTCGTCGTTCAGATGGAACAGGTACAGGGCCAACTGTGATGACCCCGACTGTCTGGGGTGCTGATTTATCACAAAAAGCAGAAGGTATTGGCTACAAGCCGGAACAAGCACCATGCCTATCGGTTGGGACACATCCAGGTCATGGCGCTCATGTTCACGCAATTTCTATGGCTGTAAGGAGACTCACGCCAGTTGAATGCGAGAGACTTCAAGGTTTTCCTGATAACTACACCGACATCAAGTTAAAGAACAAACCAACCCCTGATGGCCCTCGATACAAAGCATTAGGCAATAGTATGGCAGTCCCTGTCATGACATGGATAGGTCAAAGAATACAGAAAGTTGAGGACATAATCAAATGACATTCATGGTAACTTTTAAAGTAGATGCTAATCCTGTTGGCAAACAAAGGGCAAGGTATGTCAAAAGGGGCAATTTTGTCAGCACCTACACCCCTGAAAAGACAAGAACCTATGAAGCCTTAATCAAGGATGCTGCAATTGACGCAATGGGTAGCTCAGAGCCACTAGAAACCCCTGTGAGCCTTTATTTGTACATCAGAGTACCAATCCCTAAGTCATGCACTAAAAAGCGTCTAGAAGCCATTTCTGATGGATCAGAGAAGCCAACAAAGAAGCCTGATGCAAGTAATATCCTAAAAAGCGTAGAAGATGGCATGAATGGGGTTGTTTACCATGACGACTCGCAGATCATAAACATCCACGTTACCAAGGTTTATTCAACTCTGCCAGGTGTTGATATTTGCGTAAAAGAATGCCTAGATTAGGGTAAGTCCCTATGGTATTACACAAACAATTAGGTAAGATTTAATTTTCAAACAGGAGTTAATGATGAACACATGGGAATTTGACACAACAATCGGTCAGGGTAGCGAAGTAGTGACAGTAGTCTATGAATACGAAATAGACGAGGACAAATCCACCTATAACGAGTCTGTGAAGGAAGTTTGGTACGAAGGGCGTGATATTGTTGGATGTATGTCAGAAGAGGCTTATAAAGAATTAGACATTGAGGCAGCCATGCGGTTTCAGAATCATAAACTGAACTATAAGCAGGAGGATGTATGACCATAGAAGGCATTATCCGCATGGCAAAACAGGCAGGGTTTGCTGATGAAGAAATTGATACTTGTCAACAGATATTGATACATTTTGCCAAACTGGTAGCAGAGCATGAGCGTGAGGCTTGTGCAAAGTTATGCGATGAACTCGATCAGAAATTATGGGAAGATATGGGCGAGGCTATGAGTGGTTATGGCGAAGCAATTAGGGAAAGAACATGAGCGATAACCCACACAAGGCGGTGCAATTCCTGATTGACACTGCACCCCTTTACAGTAAGGCCAAGGCCACTAGGATGTACTTAGAAGAATTCAGGAAAAGCCGCAAAGCCCAGCTCATGAGCCAAGCGGGAACTGAGGTTTTAGGAAAGCAGGAAACCTATGCCTATGCTCACCCTGATTACATTCAGATATTGGAAGGCATAAGGGAAGCAGTCGAATTGGAAGAGCGTTATCGTTGGTTAATGACCGCAGCGCAAACACGCATTGAGGTGTACAGAACCGAGCAGTACTCAGCCCGAATGGAAATAAAAGCAACCCAATGAACAACAAGCTGAACGCAAAAGAGAGATTGCACCTAGCAAGGGTTAAAAGTCTCCCGTGTTCAGTATGCGAGGCATCAGGGCCATCAGAAGCCCATCACTTCAAACAGGGTCTCCAGTACACCTGTATAGCCCTATGTGTAGACTGCCACCGGAATCCTGTACTTGGATGGCATGGGCAAAAGAGGGCATGGTCGATAAGGAAGATGGATCAGATAGAGGCACTCAACGAGACTATCAGGAATCTCATCGAGCATAGCCCCTCTAAATCACCATTCTAGAATACAAAAGGTTTACTTTACCAATACGTCAAAGTAAGCAAGCAGCCCAACGCACAGGGCAAGACCAATGACAGTAGCAGTAGCCAGGTCATGGAAGAGATCAGATTTAAAGAAGTTCATTGTTTACACCATTAGAGTCACTAGTTCCGCTAGTCCGGTAAAAGAATATTAATTCATTGACAGACAAAAAAAAATAGGGATAAACCCTAATAAAGTACAATTAATTTAATTTAATTACTGGAGAGGTTAGAAGCATGGCTAGACCCCCAAAAGCAGATACAGTCCAGTTCCGAAGAAAACTAGACAACCCAAAGCTGCAAATACTTTTATCAGCAGGACAAGGCAACATCAGCCAAGGTTTCGAGAACTTGTTAGCCCTGTACCATCATCTCCACTCTATAGGCTATAGAACAGAAGACCCATTGGATACAATAGGGTTCGTAACTAACCTATCCGAGGATA